GTATAGGTATAACGGCACTAGGTGGGTTGCCCAACCTAGCGGCCCTCCTGCGCCGACCACTTCTGTTCCGACCACGGTGCCACCGGCCACGGTGCCACCTGCAACCGAATCAACAGGTGCTGCCGCTTCTACTTTGTCTCCTGAAGACCAAGCGCTCGTCCAGTCAATTGTTGGTTCGATAGCTCCATGGCTAATGAACACAAACGAAAACAAGTTGCGCGCACTTGGACAGGCCGGAATCCGTTATGTTGATCAGCAAACTGGTCGAGTAGTTCGTTACGAAGGAATTACAAAAACATTGCCCGGTGGTCAAACGGTTGAGCCACAGTATTTTGAAGGCGACGAATACAACATCAGCACCTTAGACCCAGTAGAAATTAGAAAAATTCAGGCCCGTTTGCAAAAAGGCGGATTTTATCTTGGGAACAATTTCAGCATGGGCACCGTGGATCCGCAAACAATTGCAGCCTATTCTCGCGCAATGGTTCAAGCTAACCTTAATTTCACTGACGTAGAAACTGTTATTGAAAACGCTCAGACTGTTCCTTATTCTTCTGGTGCAGGCGGTGGGCTTCCACGATACAAAGTCACTTCATCTGCTGATCTAATCAACGTTTTTGATCGTGCATCGCAGGATGTTTTGGGCCGAACACTTGACCAGGAGGAAGTGAGCAAGTTGGTCAAAGCTTATCAGGCGACCGAGCTTGGGTCTTTGAAGTCACGTCAATCTGTTTCCGCTCAGGCTCCGACGGCGCAAGCTTTTGGTCAGGACCAGATTGCAGCAGAAAACACACAGGAAGCCGACGCATACAAATTTTCTCAGTATGCCCAAGCATTTGAACAATTGTTAGGTAGATAATGGCAGAAAAAACTGTTGCCCAGCGCCGCAAAGAATATATTGATTCCCAGGTAGCTGCCGGTTCGTCGTTGACTCGCAAGCAACTTGGTAAGCAGTTTGACGATATGGAGATGCGGAAAACGGCTGACGTAAACGACGTCGAAAATTTGCGTCGGGTAGTGCAACAATTCTCGCCAGCCTTTTCGTACCTGTTGGAGCCTGGAAGCATTTTTGGTGACGACGTTGCTGCTGTCCTTGCGAAAGCGGTGCGCGAGGATTACACATCAGAAAAACTGGTTGGGGAACTTCGAACAACCAATTATTTTAAAACAACCGAAGCCGCGGCTCGTCAATTTGACGCTCTCCTGGATCAAGACAAGCAGGTCCAAATTGATGCCAAAAAGAATAAGCTCCGTTCCCTTGTTGGATCTTTGAATCTTACGGAGGAACAGTTTTCCCAGGTTGCGGCTACTGCCGCCAGGCGCGGTCTTGACGACACAACAGCTACTCAACTTCTTTATTCGGCTGCGTTTACTGCCGGAACCAAGCCGGTTATGGAAACGACTGGAGTGGCCCGTGTGCGCCAGTTGGCCAAATCGTATAACTACGACATAACGGCTGACGAAATCCAATCTGTATTAACCAACAGGCCAATGTCCAATGGGATGGTAATGTCTGAAACTGATTTAGTGAACAAGATGCGGGCGAACATTAAGGGTGTTATGCCGCAGCTGGCTGATCAAATTGATTCCGGTTTGACGTTGGACGACATTGCGGGTAATTACCGCAAATACGCAGCATCTGTTTTGGAGAAAGACCCAAACCAAATCAATATGTTCGAAGGCCCATTTCTTAAAGCTTTTGGCAACAAAGAAACTGGTCAGCTGTCTTTGGGCGAATGGGTTCAAACATTGAAATCAGATCCAAGTTTTGGTTGGCAGTACACTGAAGGCGCAAACCAGCAGGCAACAGACATCGGCCTTACCCTCGCTCGCGCATTTGGAAAAATCAAAGGGCCGCGATGAGCAATATCCAAGACATACAGGAACTTGCTGGACTTGCTGGGCCTGGAGCAAATCCGGTTGTCCCGAACGTTCTTCCGGTTCAACCGCCAGCGCTTCCTGATCCAAACGAAAGGATCAGGCAGGAGATAGCCGACCTTCAAGCAGAGCTTGAGGCCGAACGGGTTTCCCGTCGGCAAGAATCAGAACTGGCCGTTGCTATCCGCCAACGAGACGCCCGCAACACCATCAAGCAAGTTCTTGAAACCTATGGTCTCGCGGAACTTGCAGACTTTACTTACACGGAAATTATTGCTAAAGAAACTGTAAACATCAACAATCCAGATGCTGTTATTTTTGCTTTGCGCGAACAGCCTGCTTACCAAAAGCGTTTTGCTGGCAACGCTAAACGCCTTCGGGCCGGTTTGGCGGAATTGACTCCAGCTGAATACATTCAACTTGAAGACCAATACCGGCTAACTTTGCGAGCAAACGGTTTGCCCGCTGAGTTTTATGATAGCCCAGATGATTTTCAGCAATTAATCGAGGGTGATGTTTCACCACAGGAGTTTTTTGCAAGAATTGAGCAGGGTTATCGCGCGGTTGCCGACGCCGATCCAGAAGTAAAACGACAGATGCAACAGCTTTATGGTGTTACGGACGGCGAACTTGCTGCTTATTTTATTGATCCGCAGCGAACGCTGCCCATCATTACCCGTCAGGCTCGTGCCGCGCAGATCGCTGCCCGTGGTGTAGAACAAGGTGGCATTCAGATAAGCGGAGCTTTGGCCGAAGATTTGGCCCGTCGCGGAATTACGGCAGAAGAGGCCCAACAAGGGTTTGTTGAAGTCGGGAGACTGGGCGAATTGGCGCAAACATTCGCTGGCGAAGAAGCACTTACTGGTGAGCAAATTGTTGCCGCACAGTTCGGCGTCGATGTTGCTGCACAGGAAGAACTGCGTCGCCGTCAACAAAGGCGTTTTGCCGCGTTCCAGGGTGGGGGCTCGTTCACGCGCACGACCGGTGAAACATCCGGCTCGATCCGCACCGGTATAGGCGAAGCCCAATAGCCCTTATGCTATAGTACCGTTGTTCCTACATGGGGACACCGTTGGAGAAGCCCCGACTTCAGCGTAAACACAAGGGTGTAACTAGCAGCCATCCTCGGACCTCCATCGGGGATGTGGGCGGAAGGAGTGGGTCATGTCGGACGCAAACAACGAGTTTGAGGACGAGCAAATAGACCAGCCAAAGGATCCAGTACGGGCACATATGCGCAAACTGGAAGCCGAAAACAAGCGCAAGGACGAAGAACTCGCAACACTGAAAAGTGCCCAGCGAGAACTCGTGTTCTTGAAAGCAGGAGTAAATCCTGATGATCCGAAAGCGAAGTATTTCGTTAAGGGTTATGACGGTGAACTCACAGTTGAAGCAATCCGACAGGCAGCCGAAGAAGCTAGTTACATTCCGAGTCAACGCAAGGAAATCGAAGAGGACGCTCAAGCGTTCGGTCGATTGAACCGGGCAGCAACTCACGGTGAAACTAGCGAACCCGTGGTCGATTATGCGGACAAGATCCGCAACGCTCGCACCCCAGACGAGGTGATGCAACTGGTGGCCCAAGCAAGAAAAGAACTAGAATCCCTCTAACACAAAGGAAAAAATAAGTGAGCAAGACCCAACTTTCAACGCTTAACGTCTCTAAGGCGGCGTACGAGCAGTTGGCTTACTTCGCGCTCCGCAGCGAACTTCTGTTCGATCAGGCAGCCGATGTTCAGCCAACGAACCAGTCCATGCCAGGTTCGTCTGTCATTTTCACCAAGTTCGGTGACTTGTCGGCCGCTACCTCCGCTCTCACCGAGGACACCGATGTCACGCCAGTCGTCATGAGCGACTCGCAGGTCACCGTAACCCTCGTCGAGTACGGTAACGCAATCAACACCACCGCCAAGCTGCGTGGCACGTCCTTCTTGGATGTGGATTCGGCTGCCGCGAACATCATCGGTTACAACGCTGGAGACAGCATTGACCAGGTGGTGCGTGAAGTGTTGGCTGCCGGTTCGCAGAACATTTTCTACGGTTCGGGTGGCGCTTCGGCTCCGTCGAGCCGTGCGACGGTGGGTAGCGACGACATCCTGACGGCGAACGACATCCGCAAGATGACCGCTTCGCTGCGCAAGAAGAACGTGGCAACCTACAACGGTTACTACATGGGCTTCATCCACCCAGACGTGTCGTACGATCTTCGCAAGGAGACCGGCAACGCATCGTGGAACGCCCCGCACGTGCAGGTCGACACCGCCAACATCTACAACGGCGAAATCGGAACCTTTGAGTCGGTGCGTTTCATTGAGACGCCACGCGCGAAGATCTTCGAGAACGCTTCGGATGGTTCTGGTTCCAGCACTGGTTCCAGCGCAACGGTAGACGTATATTGCACGCATGTCATGGGCCGTCAGTCGCTTGCAAAGGCGTACTCGGTTGTTGACGGCAACGGTGCTTTCCCGAAGATCGTGGAAGGTCCAATTGTTGACGTGCTGCGTCGCTTCAACCCGATGGGTTGGTACTGGTTGGGTGGCTACGGCCGCTTCCGTGAGGAAGCTCTCGGTCGTATCGAGTCCAGCTCGTCAATCGGCGCTAACTAATCAACTTCAGTTGAGTGAGAGGCCCGCCCTTCGGGGCGGGCCTTTTGCTATTGTGGCGTCGGGGTGGACGGCTTCCCTCCACCGTCCACCCCACCATGTTGTATAGTTTGTTGGTCGGAAGGTTGATGAATGTCGATTAGTAACTACGCGGAAAACAAGCTTCTGGACACCCTGCGTAACCAGTCGTTCGCGGTTACTACTGCTTATGTGAAGTTGCATTTGGGGGACTCTGGCGAGGACGGAACCTCTAACGCCGCAACCGAAACAACCCGTAAGGCTGTGTCGTGGAACGCGGCTTCGTCTGGGTCTATGTCGTCTAGCGCGACTTTGGAGTGGACGAACGTGGCGGCTACGGAAACTTATACGCATTGGTCGATGTGGGACAACTCGACTGGCGGGAACTGTTTGTGGACTGGTGCTTTGTCGGCTTCTGCGGCTGTGACTGCTGGGGACACGTTCCAGATTACGTCTCTTACTTTGACGCTGGATTAGTGGGGTAGCCCGTCGTGGCGACTAATTTTCCCACTTCTCTTGATGCGCTGACCAACCCTCAGTCTACTGACCCGTTAACTAGCCCTAGTCACGCTGACCAACACGCGAACGCTAATGACGCTATTGAGGCGTTGCAGGCAAAGGTGGGCGTGAATGGTTCGACGGTTGCGACTAGTCTGGACTATAAGGTGAACAAGCCGATGAACTCGGATGTTCTTGCGGCGATTATCACTATGGATATTGGAGTTTAAAGATGGCTGTTGGTGACAGGAACGAAGCACGGCTTGGTGGGCCGACACAGTTGGGTACTACGACTACAACGATTGTGACGGCGGCCACTGGTTACGCCGATATTTTGAAGCAGATTGTTATTTGTAACACGGACACGGTGGACCGTACGGTGACGTTGGCTATCGGGTCTGCGGCTACTGCGGCTAACCGTTTGATGTCAAATCTGCCGATTGGTGCGAATGACACGGTTGTGTTTGATACGGCGATTGTGTTGGCGGCTGGTGAGACGTTGCAGGGGTTGTCGGATACTGCGTCTAAGGTGACGGTGACTGTTGTTGGTTGGGAGAAGCAGACCGCGTAATGGGTATTGGTTCTACTTACGGTTCCCTTGGGTTGCAGGGGTATGAGGAGTGGAAACTGAAGCAACCTTTTGATGTTGAATATCTGGTCGTAGGTGGTGGCGGTGGTGGTGGCCGAGGAACTGGTGGCGGTTCTGGGACTGGCGGCGGTGGTGGTGGTGCGGGTGGACTTCTGACTTCTACCGTCAAAGTGTCAGTTGGCGCGTCGTACACGGTCACAGTCGGCGCGGGCGGAACTGGTGGGACATCAAACACAAATGGTTCAAACTCTGTATTTTTTTCATTTACAGCAACTGGCGGAGGCCGTGGCGGTGGAACGCAGACTGTAGGCAACGGTGGTTCAGGTGGAGGCTCCGCACGAGACACCAACGGTTCGGCGGCTGGCACTGGTATTTCTGGTCAAGGTTTTGCTGGTGGTATTAGTTCTGGTGCGGCAGGGTGGAAAGGCGCTGGCGGTGGTGGTGGTGCGTCGGCGGTGGGCGGCAACGGTGGTGGCACTGGCGTAGAGGCTGGGGAGTTTGCTGGAAGCGGTGGTGCTGGAACAGCGTCGTCAATTACTGGTTCATCGGTTACTTATGCTGGTGGCGGTGGCGGTGCGCAGGCGGGAACTGCCAACTCTGGCGGTTTGGGAGGGGCAGGTGGTGGCGGTAACGGTGCTAGCCGTTCGCGTAATGCTTCATCTGGTGCGGCGAACACGGGCGGTGGTGGTGGTGGTACAGAAACCACGTTTGCTAGTGGCGGCACTATGGACGGCGGTTCCGGTGTGGTGATACTTTCTTACCCAACTTCTTGGACTATTACTGCTGGTGGGACGTTGACGTCTTCCACGACGACTGCGGGTAGCAAGAAGGTCACGACGTTTACTTCTGGCACGGGTACTATTTCTTTCTCATGACAATCTCTGCTACCACCCAAGGTCTACGTCCAGGAGCCTGCACCTCCACGAACCGTCCCGCAGTCCCATTCGACGGCATGGTCGTCTACGAAACCGACACGAACACAATGTCGGTGTGGGATGGAACATCGTGGGCTTCTTTGTCTGGGCCTATCAGCCTGAATTTTCAGACGATTAGTGTGAACTATACGATGCCGTCTGGTTATAACGGTTTGTCGTCTGGGCCGATTACGATTGCGGATGGTGTGACGGTGACTGTGCCGTCTGGTTCTAGTTGGAGCATTGTATGAGCAAACTTGCTGTTGGTTCGTTGGAAGGTTTGGCTTCTGAGGGTTACAAGATTACGGTCGCTTCAGGGTCCACGTTCGCGCAAACGGGTTCCGTGTTGCAGGTTTTATCCACCACCAAGACCGACACGTTCTCAACGACTTCGGCAACATTTTCTGATGTAACAGGTTTGTCGGTAACAATTACCCCAAAGTTTGCTACAAGTAAAATCTTTATCCAGGCATCTGGGCAAGGTTCAACCGATGGGTCTGGCGCATCTGGTATGCGTTTGTTGCGAGACTCTACCGACATTTGTATCGGTGACACTGCAGGCAACCGAGCACGAATTACAAATGCCGCAACGAGTAACGCTTTTGGCGGCTGGGCTTTTCAGTTTCTTGACAGTCCCAGCACAACATCAGCCACCACATACAAAATACAAATAGCGTCGTTAGTCAATTCTCGGATACATGGTATCAACCGATGCTTTGACGATTCCGATTTCATTTACAGGCCTCGTGGCACATCCACAATTACGGTGATGGAGATTGCTGGATGAGTACGCTACGGGTAAACAATCTTCAAGCGGTTGGCGGTACTGGCACTATCACTGTTCCTACAGGGAACCAGGTGGTTCAAACAGGCGCAATCCTACAAGTCGTCAGCACCACCAAAACCGACTCGTTTAGCACAACATCCACCAGCATGACCGACATAACTGGGATGACCGCGTCTATCACCCCAATTTCTGCTTCATCAAAAATTCTTTGCAGATTCTTTTCTGTGACCTCAAGTAGTGGAAACTTTCCAGTTTCGTTCAACCTTCTGCGTGGTTCTACCGCAATTGGTTTGGGATATGGGGGCACCACAATGGATGTTTACAATGCAAACATTATGCCTGACCTTCATCATTTTTCTTTTGAGTTTTTGGACAGCCCAAGCACGACATCTTCCACTACATATAAAATTCAAATGAAAGTTACTTCTGGAACCGCTTATGCAAATCGCCGTCATTCTGCGGCTGATTACGGTGGTATTTCTACCTTGACGTTGTTGGAGGTGGCTGGGTGAGTTCGATTATTCGTGCTGACCGTTGGCAGAACAGTAACGGGGTGGCGTACAACTCGGTGTTGCAGGTTGTGTCCACCACCAAAACCGACACGTTCTCAACCTCGTCGTTGTCCTATGTTGACGTGACAGGGCTAAGCGTCACGATTACGCCAAAGTTCAGCACCAGTAAAATCCTTGTTTTGTCATCGGTCGCCGTGGGCGACCAGGCAGGTGTTGCATGGAAAATAACTGGTGGAAACACAGCAAGTTACTTAGGCAATGCCGCTGGTTCCAGGGTCCGTGCCGTTGCCGCCCAATACGACGCTGTTCAGAACGGCCCTATCGCCATGTCTGGCGTGTATCTTGATTCTCCAGCAACAACATCTGCGACCACTTACCAGGTGCAACTTGTTTCGCTGAACACAAGCAACACCGCATACGTTAACCGAACACACACCGACAGCGACAATACGATTTACGCTAGAGGCGCATCTACAATTACAGTTATGGAGATAGCACAATGATTGACTACCCAGCAATACTCACCCGCCACTACGCAGGGTCCGAATGGACTTTGAACGGCGACGACTACTCGGGCCTAACGTGGCTGTCCGACACCCCTGCCCCAACGCAGGAAGAACTGGACGCACTGTGGGAACCCACACTCGCTTTGATTGAACAAGAAAAGGCAGACAAGGCCGCCGCACGCCAAGCCCTGCTAGACCGTCTCGGTATCACCGCTGATGAAGCAAGGATGCTGTTGGCGTAATGCCACTGTCGTCGGTGCTTGGTGCCCAGTCGCTTGTCCGACCGGGGGTTTGCACTAGTTCGACGCGTCCCGCTTCACCTTTTGAGGGGCAGACGATTTATGAGACTGATACCGATTTAGTCAAATCGTACAACGGAACGTCATGGGTGACCATCGGCCCAACCACCGTGCCCACTGCCGCCATCACCGCAGTCGGCGCCGCAAACGTCGCCACCGCACAAACCACCACAAGCACCTCATACGCAGACCTTTCAACATCAGGTCCAGCAACAACCGTCACTACAGGAACAACCGCAATAGTCCAAGTCCATTTCAGGTACAGCAACTCGTCTGGTAACGCCAACAACGACACAGGTATCGGACACATGAGTTTTGATGTGTCTGGTGCAACGACGCTTGCCGCCGCAGACGCACGATGCGCACAAGGGCCACAAATCCATTTGTCCCACACCCAGACACGCGCCGGAGTTTTCTACGTTACTGGCCTCACCGCTGGCTCAAATACATTCACCGCGAAATACAAAGTGTCTGGCGTCACCCCTGGTACGGGAACTTTCAGCGAACGCAACATCGTAGTTTTTGCGATTTAGGTAACAGGTGACTACCACCTACAACGACCCAGTAGCCCTATACAACCAGGTAGGTTTCATCTACGACCAGTCGGTCGTCGTAATCGACCGCACCGCCACAGGCTCAGGCGCAGGAACCGAAACCGCTGTCGGCCTTATCACCCGTATCCGCACCGCTACAGGTTCGGGGACAGGCACATCTAACAACTCAATCGCGTTCAAACTGTTGCGCACCGCACAAGGCTCAGGTGGCGCAGGCACAGGCGACAACGCAGTCCCCGAGGTCATCCCTGTACGCACAGCCACCGCTACGGGCACAGGTGGTTCGTCTGCTACAGCCACTTTCTTCAGTATCTTCACGCGTACTGCCACCGCATCTGGGACGGGTGCAAGCACGGCGACACGGCTCGTTATCAGCCCACGAACAGCCACGGGTTCTGGTGCTGGCACATCCACGGCTATCAAGGCGCAGTTTGTTGCACGCACCGCTACAGCGTCGGGAATAGGCGCACAGTCGGCAATCAGTTTGCGGCTCGTTGACCGCGATGGGACAGGTTCGGGCGTTGGCGATTACGTCCCGTCGGTGTGGGTCAAGTCCCGCATCTTCCGTCCACCAGCGACCGACTTCTATCGTGGAGGAGACCGCCTCGGAGAAGGCGTGGACAACCGTTTAGGCACCTACTACAAAGACGTTCGCGCCCCAAACATTTACAAACTTACCAACGGAACATTCACCATCATTGACCCACGCGGCGCAGACCTGATCGCCAAAATCTATTTGGGTTCTCACGCCAACTTCCTCACCGATCAAGAGGTGGCAGACTTGACAGCAGCTGGATACGGAGCGTACATAACCTGATGCCTATTTTTAGAACACCCACCGACAACTTCGTCACCCCTGTTCCACACACCCCGTCTACCGAGATTGGGCTTATCAGCCGTGACGAAAAGGTTCGACGGAACCTCGCCAAGTTTTACCCAAACACGGCTAGGGGCCGCAACGTGTTCTGGCTTACCAACGGTACTTTCACCGAGGACGACCCCCCTTTTCAAGAGGACATCCGCAAGGTATTCTACGGGGGACACGATAACGAGATAACTACGGAGGAGCAGGCCGCACTTACGGCAGCGGGGTACGGCGCTTACATAACATGATTAAACATCAAGAGACACATCCCACGTTGGATGTGGAGGGCTGTTTCGGATGCAAGATCGCAGGTCTTTCTGTGGCGGCTTCAGCGACCCCTACACGTCGTGGCGGTGCGCGGGCCGCAACCATCAACCACAAAGACAAAGTTCTTGAAAAAGATTTGGACGCATACAAGCGTTTGCGCAATGAAGGGATGCAACCCAAAGCCATTGATGGTTCGGCTGAGGTGGAGAAGCGAGCGAACTACAAATGGCAGGTTGAAACTGGTTTGGGCATCCAGTGAAACTCACCATCTACATCCCTACCTTTCAACGCACCGAACTGCTGTTTGACTTGTTGAAGATCCTTGAGCCACAGATCGTGGACGGGGTTGAAGTGTTTGTGTCAGATAACGACGGCTCTGCTGGCGTGGTGGTGGCCGAGTTCCCAAAGGTGAATTACATTAAGCGCTGGTCAAACATTGGTTGCGATGGCAACTGTCTGGCTGGCCTGGGTGTAGGCATGGGCGAATATGTTTGGGTGTTGGGCGACGATGACCGTCCTTCTGCGTGGGCTGTTGAACGAATCCTGAAAGACTTGGATGGTGTTGACCGGCTGATCCTGACTTCCACCCATTCGGGGGAAAACCTGATTGGGTTCAACGGGACAATGGTAGAGCTATACGACCACCTGTACGACAAGTCTTTTATTGTGGCTTCTACTTTGTGCAGCATGAACGTGTGGCGCAGGGACGCGATGAACCCGTGGCTGGCTATTGACAAGTTAGATACCCGCAACGTGTTGGCTTGGGCTGGTCTGCAATGCGGCACCGTGAAGGTGGCTGATTTCCCGTACATGTGGGTTGGGTTGGCTGACGGT